AAGTGGATGTCAGTGAACAGCAGAGCTCTGTTGAATGGATTAGCCATTGTCTTAGTTTATGGCCTTTCGCTGAGCAAGGTCAAGAATCTATCTGAAATCAATCGGGCTGCGCTCTTGTGTGCGGCTTCGAGTGGATGTAGCTGTGGACCTTGTTCGTATCTCTCTTCCACCGCCCATTGGTAAAATCCACGAGGCGTCTCTGTCTTTGGATATCTCTCACCTTGGGGGAAGAAGAACCAGCGCCGCCAATCCAGATGATGATGCATGGATTCCATTACCCTGTCAGGGTCTTTTAAGCAATGCACCTTCTCAAACCAGTTATCTGATATGGTGAACAGATAGGGAATGTTCCTAACTGTTAGATGATCTTGCAGCCTCGTGATTTCCCTTAGGCTGGAATAGGTCTCCCAGTAATCGCTGAATCCAACGTCGTTGAAGAAAGTCTGTATGAAATCTTTTGATAGGCCAGCGCCACTGTTGCGCCGTTCATACTGGGCAGAGCTTATGGTCTCCCACTTCTCTTGCTGTGTGACCCAAAACTCATAGCGAGCGCTCCATGTCCATGATACTAAAACTACTATATCAATCTGATCATAGCATGCTTCCATCACTCGCCTAGCTATGCTGTCATTGCCGCTGCCAGGCAGCGCAACGCACTCATAGTCCAATCTATGCTGTGCGGCCAGCAACGCTGGAAATGTCGACATGCTGTGGCCACCCGGACCACCATGCTTGTGATCCTTGAGCTCTGATCCCCAGACGAAGCTATCCCCGCCTGCTATCAACTTCATTCGTCAGGTCCGCGACCGCCACCGCCACCTAGTCCCCATTCTGTCTGGCGGGTATAGCTAGGCGTCATACCGTTCATCTCCAGTATGTCATCGCGCATGCTTTGGTTGCGCTTCTCTAGATTTAAGATGCGGGTGAAGCTATTGGTTATGGTCGCTGTATAATAAGCGAATGGATTGGAGCTCTTGCTTTCATCAAACTGCAGGCCCACTTGGCTCAGCTGTAGCAGTGCTTGGCTGCGCATCTCGTCGTTGTAAGTGTAACCGCGCCAGTTACCACGTGTGCCATATCGCTCGCAGAGCTTCATGAACATCTTGGCTAGCTCGTTGGTCATCTTGCCATGGTCTTTGTTGAAGTGTCCGTTTTCTAGTCCACCCTGCCAATGGCTCTTGCCCACGCAATAGGTGCTGTCATCCTCGCGCAATCTGAAGTGCTGGAAGGGCGGGAAGTTGATCTTGGCGTGATTATCCGCTTTGCTCTTGGGAGTCTTCTTGCGCCCAGGTGCCAGGGGTATGTGATCGAACGTCATGATGCGGAACACCAGATCGGTCTTGACGATCTTCTTTGGGTCCTGCTTGAACTCATCCAGCTTGGCTTTGCTGTTGGTCTTGAGCGCTATCTCCCAATCGATCCTGGCCAATCGCTCTGCCCTATTACGCTTAGCTTCCGCGACCGTGTTGCGATTGATCTTGCTGAGACTGGGAAGTATGATGTCGTAAGCGCCGTCTTCGGGCGATATGTATGAGCAATAGCTGTTCTTGCTCTTGTGGATCTCTTTGAGCAGATCCCTGTTGTTGAGATAGTTTACTTTAGCCAAGTGGCACCTCCAAAATACGACTAGATTATACAGCCATAAATACTGATGAACAATATTCTCGGAAAATAAATGGCCTACACACCACGTCAAGCACAGATATTGGAATCCTTGAGCAGGCAGATGGGCTTCGGTCTTTCTGAGCTAACCAATGTTGGATATGAAGCTGACATCCCCACGCAGGTTACTTATCGCAATAACCGGGGCACTTTCACACGCCAAACCTATGATCAGCTAGGCGCTATACTCACAAACTCAGAGCGCGATAGCCTTAGGCAGCTGAACGCAAGCGAGCAACAGCAGCTGAGCACGGCTTATCTGGCCAGCCAAGCGCTGATCGGACGCGGATCAAACCCACGCTTCAGCGACTTCGCATATAGCTCAGGCAGGGCGCCCAGCATGGCTGAGATAGGCATTCAAGCAGCGAGGCTCTACGATCCCAAGACCGCGAGATTGGTGGCCGCTGGATTGGGCATGTTCTCAGTTAGGCAGCTGACCAGCCAGGACAGCCAGATAACCTTCGCTGGTGCTGAGCAAGAGGACAGGGTGAGGATATCAGATCCCAGCGGGCTTTTCATCAACCCACAGAACGAGATCATGCAACCATTGGTCGACACGGGATTCGTGCTGTTCCCTTACACGCCCAGCATCACCGTCAACCATAGCGCGAATTATAATGCTGAGAATCCCACCCACAGCAACTACAGCTATCAGTTCTACCAGAACTCGGCCACAGCGAGCATCAGCATCACCGCGCAGTTCACCGCCAAAGATGAGTTTAGCGCAGCCTATGTGCTAGCAGTGCAACACTTCTTCCGCTCTGTGACCAAGATGTTCTATGGCAGGGATCCAGAAGCTGGAACACCACCTCCCGTGTTGAGGCTAGATGGTCATGGCGATTATCAGTTCAGCTCGGTGCCAATAGTCATAACAGAGTTCTCAGTGACGCTGCCTACTGATGTTGATTACATATCGACCACCGCTGTTGGTGCAGGACCAGGCGGGGCTGGCGTAGCAAGGACGACCAAAGTCCCAGTCATGCAAGAATTCCAGATAACCTGTGCGCCTGTTTATTCGAGGAAGAGCATCAGCAACAACTTCTCGCTCAGGGATTTCGCCGCAGGCAAGCTGCTGGGAACCGAAGGCGGCAGGGGAGGATTCATCTGATGGCAACCTATAGCCAGACCAGCGCTTATTACGTGACTGAAGTCTATGATGGTTATCTAGATACCTTGAATTTTAGGAACATACCTAAGCAACCTGATGACACGCTCTATACCATCAAGAGCATGCATGCCCTGAGACCAGACATATTGGCCTATGACCTATATGGCGATGCTGGGCTATGGTGGGTGTTCGCGGCACGCAATCTTAACAGCATAGAAGATCCCATATTTGACTTCCAGGAGGGCAGGACCATATACTTGCCTAAGCTGAGCACCATCAAGGAAGCGCTGGGATTATGACATGGCAGAGCTGATAGCCACTACCGATTCTAGGTCAACGATCACTGATAACAGTTCTACCAGCGAAAAGCTGATTGCTGTCAAACAACTACAAGCGGCGCAAGCGGAGTGGCAAGCATGGTTGCGTGCTAATGAGAATTCCATACCCTATCGACCAGCGGCTGAAGCCAAGCTCTCAGAGATATTGGACAAATATCCATACGTAGGCGTGACTTCTGAGACTGGTATGTTAGTCCAAGATAACCTAGGCATCAACAGCGATAGGCAAGGAGTGTTGACACCGCAGCAGCTACCACAACTGTTGAAGGGCACTCCTAGCACACAAGATATCATACAGAACGGCGTTCCTAACACAGACGACGCTTACCCATCCACTAAGCCAAATCCAGCTGATCTCAACCAAGCACCTATAACACCACAGCCTACGGTGCCAGGCACTAATCCAACTGATCCGGCTAGGTTGAATGCTAACACTGGATCAACCACCACAGGCAGCACAGCCACTGATACACCTGCGTTGGCAGGCAAGGCGACAACGCCTGCAACTGGCCAGAGGTCAGGTCCACCTGATCAATATGAAGCCACGGCTAACACAACACCAGTAACGCAGAATGGTGATGGTTCAGGTGAGTCTGTGGCACAGACCCGCAGCACCGATGAAGGCGGCACGGGCAGGCGTGAACCTTCGTCAGATGACAGCGGATCAACCGGGGGGACAGGCACCGAAGCAGGTGGCAAGACCGATGAAGGTGGCACTGGCAGGAGGGAATCAGACGGTGCGGTAACCGTCGGTAGGCAGGGCAGGACGGGTCCACCTAGCGAATACGAAGCCGCTGCTAGCGGAGGCACGCCACCTAACAAAGTCATGATCCTCAGGCCAAACAAGCTGCATGAATATGTCAACTGGACATACCAAGTTGGTTGGTATATGCTAGATCTAGAAACCTACAACAAGTTCACAGACAGCGGCACAGATTTACCCGCGCTGAGGAAGTATCCACTGATGCGATCAGGTGGTTTCCCTAAGACCGGGCTAGGGCTAAAATATGATCTGGGACTGAACAGCCTCAGGATGGAGAGCGTGATTGCCAGCAGCAACATGAGTCCAAACGCCAGCATCTATCGCATAGACATGCAAGTAGTAGAGCCCTACGGTGTGAGCCTAATAGCTGACATGAAGCGCATGGCAGAATCGTTACCTAACGCACCACATGATCATTTCCAGATACCTTATCTGCTTGAAGTGAAGTTCCTAGGCTATGATGACAACGGCAAGCTGATACCCAGCATACCAGGCACTGGTCCCAAACTGATACCTTGCCAGATCATCAACATAACATTCAACATCACATCAGCAGGCACGGTCTATGATATCAGCTTGGTTCCCTATAGCCAGCAAGGTATCAACAAGTTCTATGGCGTGCTGAGGGAAGACACTAGGCTCTATGGCAAGACATTCGAGGATTTCCTAAAGGGCGCAGATGGACTGGCTACTAAGCTCAAGAAAGCAGGCGAAGCTGATGTGCGTGATGGCAAAGCTGAAGTGCCTGATGAGTATGATTTCGAGATCGTTAGCTTTGACAAGAACAGGACCGCGGACGATGGCAAGCTACGCCAGAGCGAATGCACCTTCGACGTGAAGAATGGTGGTTCCATAACACCCATGAGCGCGAGAAGGATGGGTCCTCCGGGAGAGTATGAGACCAGCAATGAACCCACCAAATCTTATTTCCAGCTCAAGGCAGGCAGCAACATCAAGGATCTCGTCCGAGACCTAGCCATAACCACCAAGTATTTCCAAGACAAGATCACAGATGGTAATCCAGATAAAGCCAACCCTATGGAGCTGATCAAGGTCATACCAGTGGTCAAAGATCTCAAGAAGTATGACAGCAAGCGCGGCGTTTATGCCAAGAAGATCGTCTACAAGGTCATGCCTTACTACGTGTATGGTAAGAACAATCCAAAGACAGGACAAGCACCAGTTAATCAGCGCGGTCATAGCAAGGAATACAACTGGTTGTTCACAGGCAAAAACGATGATATCTTGAACATCGATCTCAACTACAACCTAATGTATTTCAAAGTGTTTGAGAAGAAGATGACAGAAAGGGCGCTGCTAGAGTCAGGGGCACAAGTGCCTACTGAAGCACAGTATTCGACCAGCAGCGGCCAAGACACGAGCAAGTCTGCCATGAACTACAAGCAAGTGACCGGCAGCAACACCCGCGGACAGGCTAGGGGACCCAAGCCAGATTCAGTGGCTGAATATTTCGATCAAGAACTAAACAGTCCAGACCTAGCTGATCTAGTGAAGATGGATGTAGACATCATAGGTGACCCTGATTTCATAGCGCAGGATAGGTCAGTGAGACCAGTGGGCACGGACGTCGATGCTGCTAACAATGGCTACGTCGATGGAGATGTCAACAAAGGCATCAGCATGGATGTGGATGGCGTGTATGTGAAGCTGAATTTTCGCACACCGAGGGATTACGATGAGAACAGCGGTCTTATGGCCCTCACGCAGGAACAGACTTTGATAGGCGGCATGTATCAGCTGATAAAAGTCGAAAGCAATTTCGATGGTGGCAAGTTCACACAGAAGCTAAACATGGTCCGCGTGTTTGATCAAGTCGAGAACAAGATAGATAAGCAATCAACGTCACAGTCATCTGAAAGGCAGCCCGCGAACACAGGCAACGTAAGCCCAGGCGCAGGAAGATCAGGTTTCAGCACGGTGACGAACAAACCATCAGGCGCCCCAGTGAACACGCCAGCAGGAGCAGGAAGGTCAGGATTCAGCACTATGCCTACGGCCTACCCCGGCGATGCTATCTATGGTGATGATGCGAGCCGTGCAGTTGATTCGACGGACAAGTCCATACAAGATTATTATTTAGGCAGAGAATAACACATGGTTGATGTAAGCAGCAGAGAACAGACACTTGGTAGATCAGGCGTAAAAGTCACGTTTGGTCCCTATGAAGGATTGGTGGTAGAGAACGCGGACACTACCTTAGCAGGCAGGGTGTCTGTGTGGATATCAGACTTCGGTGGTGATCCCAAGGATCCCAGCAGCTGGTATGTAGTGAGATATGCTAGCCCATTCTATGGGTTGACAGACAACGCTGCCTACAAGCAGATAACAGGTGCGGTCACAGCAGGTGAGTTCCGCCGCAATGAATCCAATCCGCTCACGGCAGGATATCTAGATGATAGGCCGAGGGCCGAAGCTCCCAGGAGCTTTGGCATGTGGATACAACCACCTGCCATTGGCACCAAGGTCTTGGTTGTGTTCGCCAATGGCGATGCGCAGAGGGGATTCTGGATAGCGGCCATACCTGAGGTAGCGCATGCCATGATACCGGCACTAGGTGCTGGCAAGTCAGGACAGCCAGAATCAGAGTTTGATCCTAGCTCACCAGAGGTCCAGACCGCACCAGACATAACACAAGTTGAACGCCAACCACTGCAGGATGAGGTATCCAAGTTTACAACACAAGGTCTCCAAGATGATCCATTGCGCGGTTTCATCACCACCAGCAGCTTCCGCGAGAGCCCCAGCAATGTAATGGGATTCAGCACACCAGCTGGTCACAGTTTCGCCATGGATGACGGCGACAAGGATGGCAAGAGCAAGCTGATAAGGATAAGGACCGCAGGTGGCAACCAGATAACCATGCACGACGACACGGGCATGATCTACCTGGTCAACGCCGCTGGCACAGGATGGGTTGAGCTTAGCCCAGATGGCAACGTAGATGTCTATGGCAAGGCTGGCATCAACCTAGCATCAGAAGGCGACGTCAACATCCATGCGGACAAGAACGTGAACATCCATGCCAAGGAAAACCTCAAGCTGGTAGGCATGAAGGGCGCCAAGCTACAGGGCACCGAAGAGCTACAGCTATATGGCGCTAAGACCATGATCGAAGGCGCAGAAGACATCAACATACACTCATGCGGCGAGATCAGGATCACATCATTCAAAGACATATTCATCAAGGGATTCCGTTACTTGGTAGCGCAGGCCAAGTGCTTCCGTTGGAATTCAGGCACAGCAAAAGAAGCTGAACAAGTCCCACCAGAGGAACCATCGACGGTCAGCGGCTATGACACGACCGTGGCTAGGGCACCTAGCAAAGAGCCCTATGATCAACACAGCTCAGACATGGAGTTTGGTGCTCCAGCAGCACAGCAAACATCTGGGAGGTCAGGACCTCCAAGCGAATACGAAGCAGCCACGCCTCCGAGGACCAGCGTGGGAGGAGAAAGGTGATCTGTGGCCAGCGTCTTTAACAAATCCTCATCTCTTAGATATTCAAACAGCTTAGGCGAGACCAAGAAGTCTGGTCAGAGCGCCGCTCCTCCATCTACCAGCGTGTCAGGTAACAATGCTAGCAATGGCGTTTCAGTAGGAGGCCAGATCGTGGTCACGGCCAAGGACAAGCCCTTGGGTTTCACTACCAAAGGCAACTTTGGTGTGTCATTCGCTGACGAAGGTCCACAGACCATCAACGTGGCCACCAAAGAAGAAGCACTTCAGTTGGCCAAGAATGCCCCCATAGGCACTACCATCAACTGGGGACAGGAACAGACACCAGTGCCTGATCCAGTGGCGGCCAGCGAGCAGCTAGCGGATGCAAGTCCCATGAGCAGCATACCAGCGGGCCCTGGTGGCGGCAACATACAGGGATTCGCCAAAGGAGACAACTGCGAACGTCCAGGTGGACAGGGCGCTGATCCTAACTATGCTGGCGATGATGGCCCTTATGCGCCCAGCGGTGCTAGCGATCCTGCAAAGGAGCAAGAAGTATATGATTATCTCACCAAGGAAAAAGGATTATCGCATGAACAAGCGGTTGGCTTGATGTCTAACATCCAAGCTGAGTCTAGCTTCAATCCTGGTGCGGTGGGCGACAACGGTAACAGCATAGGATTGTTCCAATACAACGCACCAGCAGGTAGGGCAGGTCCCATGGCAGCGGCTGTGCCAGACTGGCGCACCAACTGGAAAGGACAGATAGACTACGCCCTCACGCAAGATCCACTGGGCAAGAAATATGCAGCAACCACGTTCAATACCTCAGGACAGGCCAGCAGCTGGTTCGTGCGAAACTTCGAGCGTCCCGCTGATCTCAGCGGTGAGATAGCCAAGAGGGGTGGATATAGCTCCAGGATAGATAGCACTGTGAAGAAGGGTTAAATATTCCATGGCTCTATACAAGGGATTCAGCACCAAGAACGTGGGGATCAATCACACCGTGAGATTGACTGATGCTGACCTCATCAAGCAAGATCTCATCAATCATTTCAACATCCGCAAGGGTGAGAAGCTGATGAATCCAGACTACGGCACCATAATATGGGACAGCATCTTCGAACCATTCACTGAGCAGCTGAAGAATCAGATCATCGACGACGTGACGAAGATAGCTAAGTCAGATCCCAGGCTAGTGGTCGAGAGCATCATGGTAGACAGCTATGACAATGGCCTCATACTAGAGCTGAGATTGGTCTATGCTAACACCAATGAGGTAGAGAATCTCCGCTTGGTATTCGACAAGACCGCTAGCACGCTGCGTTAAAAACATCACTTTTTTGCCATAATAAATACGTGGAGAGGCAGGACACATGGCCGTTACCACACGACAGAGCAACTTATTCGCCGCTGAGGATTGGAAGAAGATCTACACTACCTTCCGCTCAGCTGACTTCCAGAGCTATGATTTCGAGACGCTCCGCAAGAGCATGGTCGATTATCTCAGGACTTACTATCCTGAGGATTTCAACGATTACATCGAATCATCTGAGTTCGTGGCGCTGCTGGATCTCATGGCATTCATGGGACAGAGCCTAGCGTTCCGCACAGATCTCAACACCCGTGAGAACTTCCTCGAGACTGCAGAGCGCCGTGATAGCGTGTATAGGCTAGCTAAGCTATTAGGTTACAGCCCTAGCAGGAACAAAGCTGCCAGCGGGCTGCTAAAGGTATTGTCAGTGCAGACATCTGAAACCGTGCGTGATAGCAGCGGTCGCAACCTGGCCAACACCACCATACAGTGGGATGACCCGACCAATCTAGATTGGGCTGAGCAATTCACAGCAGTCCTGAATGCAGCCATGCAGCCAGGACAGAGGGTGGGCAAGCCCGCTTCTACCGTGACAATCGGCAATCTCAAGCATGACCTATACCAGCTGAGGCTCCGCGAGAACATCGTCCCTGTGTTCCCGTTCTCGGCCACGGTCAACGGCAGCAGCTTGCCTTTCGAAGTCTATAACGCGACGCTGGACAGCACCACTGGTGTGGTAGAAAAGAGCCCAGAACCACTAGATGAGCTTGGCTTCATATACCGCAACGACGGCCGCGGCAACGGATCTGTCAACACCGGCTTCTTCATCGCATTCAAGCAGGGCACGCTGACGAATTTGGATTTCGAGATCTCAGAGAGCCTGGCTAACAGATTGGTAGGCATCAACGTCAACAACATCAACGAGGATGACGTTTGGTTGTTCAAGACCAATGACGCTGGTGTGTATGAGAAGGAATGGACCAAGGTCGATAACCTGCGCAGCAGCAACGTGATCTACAATGACATCGCTAGCTCGCAGCGCAGCCTATACACGGTTAGCTCGAGGGCCAATGATCAGATCGATCTTGTCTTCGGTGACGGCGTGTTCTCAGAGATACCAACAGGATCATATCGTTCAGTGGTAAGGGTAAGCAGCGGCAGCACCTACAGCATCACTCCTCAGGAGATGCGCAGCATACCTATCACCATAGCATAT